CGCTGGCAGGTGACAATTACGATGGACACTATACACTTTGTAAAGCTCAGGCACAGATTCAGTATGGATCTGATGCTATCATCAAGCTCTCAAAGATTAAGCGTAGTGTCATTGAAATGATTGTCATTAAAGACGGCAAGACTATTGTTAGCTGTGATCGCGAAACTTTCGCTGTCACCGAAAAAGCTTAACAGTAGGCTGGGGGCAGATATGACTAAGCAAATGATGAATATTAGTGACTTTCATAAATTCTTTCTGGGATTCGATCGTATCGATCCAGATTTCTTCTCAAATGCTCCGCTAACGGGGTACCCAAGATACAACGTGCTAAAGGTAGGAGATGACGGCTATCGCGTAGAAGTCGCAGTTCCTGGCTGGGATAAGGATGATATTGAAATCACCTTGCACAAATCAGAACTTCGTATCGAAGGTAAACAAAAACAAGAAGTAGAAGACGACGAAGAATTTATTTATAAAGGACTAAGTGGTAAGACTTTTGCACGAGTGTTTAAAGTCGGACCCAACATTAAGCTGGATACGGCGTTTATGAAGAATGGACTTCTTTGTGTAGAATTGCATGATGAAGTACCAGAGACTCAGAAACCTAGGGTCGTGGAGATTTATGACGCGTAGACCAATTTATCGTCCTTTAAACACTTATGGAATTTATCTATTAAGTTTATGGACAGTAAGCACGGTTACATTGTGTTTAATGTCATTAGCATAACTAATACCCGCCTGAGAAATTCAGGCGGGCTTTTGAGAACAATATGCCGTATTTAATGATTTTATTGTTGATAGGTTCAATGGGCGGTGGTGCATTGTGGTACTATAAAGATACACAATCTACCATTGCAACTTTGCGAGAGAATAATTCTAAACTTCTCATTGCAGCAGAGACCAATCAAGAAACTATTAACTCAATGGCTCGTGACTATGCACTCGCACAAGAGAATATGTTAGCGTTGCAAGAGCGAGCAAAGGAAGCAGAAGAGTATCAAGACGAGCTTTCTGCCAAACTACGACGACACGACCTCACTGCTCTTACACTACAGAAGCCAGGTCTTATTGAAAAGAGAGTAAATAATGCTACAGCTAAAATCTTTGATGAGCTCGAAATTGATTCTGGTAAGCAGCCTCCTGCTGCTGACTAGTGGATGCGCTAGTGTCGAACCCCAGGTAGTACTAAAAACAGATTATGTGGTGAAGGATATTCCTATTCAGCCACGCCCCAAACCTCTTAACTTACATCGAGTTAAGTGGTATGCAGTTACTCCAGAGAACATGGAAGAGTTTCTTGAACGATTCGAAGAAGAGTCAGGAATCAACGTATTTTTTGCAGTAAGTGTACCAGATTATGAAAATATGTCTTTGAATGTAGCAGAACTACGAAGATACATTAACCAGCAGAAAGCACTCATTGTATACTACGAAGAAAGTATTGAAACAATGATTAAGGAAACTCCGAAGGATACTGAAGAAATAGTACAGGAAGGAACATTAAATAAGCTTTTGGACTGGTAATATGGATTTTGACAGTTGGGTTTTTACGATTGCACTAACTTTATGTGCACTTGCCATTGCAGTATACGAACCAAGAGAACCAAGAAGGTGTGAGCAAATTTATCATGAAGCTAAGCATTTGTGTACTACTTATGATGGTGACAGGGTGCGCCACCATACAAATTGAACAGGTAGATTGTAGGCTTAATCAAACTTGGCCAGAATGCCGAGTAGTAGGCAAAGAGGTACCAGTATGAATCATTTAGAAGAAGTAGAGAAAAATTATTTTGAACATTTGTTGGGTGCTTGGAAAGTAGCAAGCATACTTATTATACACGGACTTCTACCAAATGTATGGAAGCATAAAGCGAGTGATATTATATGTACTCAGAAAAGGTAATAGATCATTATGAAAATCCTAGGAATGTCGGAAAACTTGACAAGGATGCTCCAGATGTCGGAACGGGCCTCACAGGTGCTCCAGCGTGTGGAGACGTCATGCAACTTCAAATCAGAGTATCGACCAACGGAATTATTGAAGATGCTAAATTCAAAACTTACGGATGCGGCAGTGCTATTGCTTCTTCATCATTACTCACTGAATGGGTTAGAGGAAAGTCCCTTGACGAGGCAGGAGAAATCAGCAATGTCCAAATTGCTCAAGAACTATCACTCCCGCCTGTAAAGATACATTGCAGCGTGTTGGCCGAAGACGCGATCAAAGCCGCAATTGCGGATTATAGGAGTAAGAAATGAATAAGGATAGATTATATGAAGAAATTAAAGCAGATGAAGGTGAAGTGCTGGAAGTTTATGAAGATCACCTGGGCTATCCTACTATCGGTATTGGACACTTGGTCACGCCAGAAGATGCAGAGTATGGAAAACCAACCGGTACTCCCATTACGGCAGAACGATCCAGGGAGCTCTTCGATCGAGACGTTGAGTGTGCCATTAAGGACTGCGAACGACTTTACGGACAATGGCACAATTGGCCGGAAGAGGTACAGCTAGTACTTGTAAATATGGCGTTTAATTTAGGCGCTACTCGTCTTGCAAAATTTGTGAATTTTAAGAACATGCTGTCTCAAGGCAAGTGGAAAGAGGCAGCAGTAGAAGGTCGAGACTCTTTGTGGTATCGACAAGTTACCAACCGAGCCGAACGGCTCATGCGGAGGTTAGAGAATATATAATCTCCCTAGGAGAAAGAATGAAATATCTTTTGACTTTAGTTGCACTTATGCCCCTCACAGTATTTGGTGCAACCGTAATTAACTACGACGATGGATCAACTCTAACTCTCGCAGAGAATGAAAAGATCCATGTGACAACAGGTAAGCTCTATAAACGGACTACTCTTAGCAATGGTCGAACCATTCAATTCAAGGAGTCCGTAGAAACTAGTCGTCGAGACTATGTTGCACCACCTGACAATGGAACAACTGACGATATGACAGTGGGCTCACACGAATGGTGTAAAGCTTACACGCCATGGAGCGAAGGTCTGACATTCGGTATGGTTGCATGGCAACGATATTGTGATTCAGATAAAAATGGCACCTATGGCTGTGGTGATGACACATTCGATGCATCCGACGAAGCCAGCGTTTGTCCCTCTAGTTAATAAATGAAACTAAAAGAAGAAGTAAGTATGAAATCTTATATGGTCACTTTCCAAAGTTCTGGGTATGAAAAACATACAAGAATTGATCAGTTTGTTGATGCAATGAATTTTGCTGAAAGTATGGCAAAGAGACATAACTCTAGCGCAAAAGTACGGAACTACGATACAGATGAAGTTGTGTATGCAGTGGATCCTAAAATAGATCTTGACAACAACCTTTAAATTTAGTATAATATAATCTAAATTTTGGAGGAACCATGAACCTATTTTACCTTGACGACGACCTCGACAAGTGTGCAGAGTATCATGTTGATAAACATATAGTAAAAATGCCTTTGGAAGTCGCCCAGATATGTTGTACTACTATCTGGATTGATAAGTTCCTGGGCTTCATCCCTCGCGCTCTTACCAAGGAGGAGACGGCTATTCTGAATGAAGCGAAAGCTCCAGAGAAGCCTCTCAAACCGGAAGAGCGCACTATCACTCCTTACCTACCGATGATGTATAATCATCCATGCACAATTTGGGCACGCAGCTCACTCGATAACTTCGAGTGGACGCATTGTTATGGAAACGCACTTGGAGAAGAGTACCGATACAGATATGGCAAACAGCATAAATCCGTCACAGTTATCAACGAATTACCGGATCCTATCAAGATGGAAAGAGTTGGATTTACCACTTTCGGATTGGCAATGCCAGACGTGCTCAAAGACTATGACAATCCTACACAGTCTTATCGTGACTATTATCATCTGGACAAGGCTACTTTTGCCTCTTGGACTGGACGTGCAAAACCCGATTGGTGGGACGATGATCTCGCAGATTACGAAAAGAGAATTACGGCGAAATGAGTAAAGGATCAAGTAGACGGCCCCAGTCCGTAACAAATAAAAAGTTCGAAAGTAACTGGGATAGAATTTTTGCAAAGAAGGAGCCTGAAGTGGCACATTGGAATACTCCTGATACTTGCCCAAACTGTGGCGAGTATCTAGTTGGAGATGGATATAGTAATGGAGATCCTGTACGGTGCCCCGAAGCTTTAGAAGAGGACTGGTGGTACAGCGAACCAGACAGCGGGCCGTGGTATTGTAACTACGATCCGGACGAGTGATTATGACAGATAATGTAAATAAACCACCGCACTACACCGCACATCCGAGTGGTGTTGAGTGTATACAAATTACGGAACATATGAACTTCTGCCTGGGTAATGCTCTCAAGTACATATGGAGAGCAGGACTTAAACAGAACGAAGTAGAAGATTTAAAAAAGGCAGTATGGTATCTAAATCGAGAAATTGAGAGACTAGAGAATGGTAAAGAAGAAAGAATGGGAAAATCTCACTCCATCGAACATCGAGAAAGTGATAAGCCTATTGAACCCGCAAGACGGGTCAAAGCCAATAACAAAAAAAGAAGCCTGTTCGATATTGAACATTTCGTACAATACGGCGAGACTATCTAGTATTATTGATGAATACAATGGGCAGAAAGAATATGTACAGTTACGAAAATCTCAAAATCGAGGCAAGCCCGCTTCAGATATGGAAATCTCAGAAGTCATTCGAGATTACTTACAAGGGGATTCAATTGCAGCCATCGCAAAATCTCTATACCGATCTTCTGGATTCGTCAAATCCATTGTGGAAAGAGTCGGGATTCCTAGTAGAGGAGTATCTAAAGAAGAACGGTCTACTATAGGATATCTACCAGACGAGTGTGTAGCAGAAGAGTTCCAGCCAGGTGAAATGGTTTGGTCTGCTCGTCATCATGCTCCTGCAGAAATTTTATACGAATTATCAGTAGACTATCAAGCAGAAAAAGCTGGTTTTCAAGATACGAACTACGAAAAAAAGTACGGGGCCAAATGCTACAATATTTGGGTAACAGAACCTTTTGATAGTGATAAAGAGTTCTGGATCGGTGGCATTGAAAGTGGAGGCTATTATGCATCTTCTTTAGCATACGACCTGGGCTCCCTTAAGCATTTAGAAAAGTATGGGGTTGACCTCTCACGTTTATAAAAATAGTTCTTGACTTTTTACTTTATTTTGAAGTATAATATATTTTCAAATTGAGGAAAGCAATGTCTGACCGATTTTATCAACAACAACTTAACCGTCTGGGTGTATGCCCAGGCTCCACTAACAAAAAGAGGAAAAGAAGAATGGCATGGGACGACGATAAGAAGGCTCAAGCAGTAGCTATGTACGAAGAGCAAGAGCCTACTCCCGAAACCAGTATGGAAATTGTCAAAGCAATCGCAGAGGAACTCGAGGAGTCTCCTAACGGTGTTCGCATGATCTTGACTAAGGCTGGCGTATATGTAAAAAAGACTCCAGCTTCTGGTGGCAGCACTTCAGCGAAAGGTACTAGCGGTGGTCGTGTATCTAAGGCAGCAGCTCAAGAATCTTTGATTGCAGCTCTGTCTGATGCTGGTCAAGAAGTTGACGAAGATGTTATTTCAAAGCTGACTGGCAAAGCAGCTCAATACTTTGCTGGTGTTATCGGTAACGTAGCCGCTAACTAAGTAAAGTTTAGATTCAACCACTTCCCTTCGGGGGAGTGGTTTTCTGCTATCTGAAGAAAGAACCTTTGAGTTCAGCAAAGTAAAAAATTTTACTGACCTGCTACC